AACAATCGGACTCGTCGCACTGCAAGAGCCTACGACGTTACCGAGGGCGTCAACAACATAGAAGCCCTGCGTCTCAATCTTGTTGCCGTCCACGGAAGTCCCGTACCACTTCACGATTCGCTGGCCCTGCAGAGTATCTCCAATGGAGTTCGACGTTTGCAGGTCGACTAACTCATTCGTGGCTCCGCCAGTGGGCGTGACTACGAAAATTCTTGAGATTCCGCTCGCAGTGTAGCAAGCCATTGCTGCCTCGCGATCTGCTGCGGTGTTGTTCATGCAGCGAACCTTATCTCCGGCCTTCAAGACATAAGGTTGGCAGAGCGCAGGTGATCCATCCGAGACAGCGCCCTTGACGCTCCAGGGAATGATTGCAGCCACAAGGCCCTGCGAGAGTATGTAGCAGTAGCCAACGCCGTTGTCGCAGCTTACCAGGGCAGAGGTCACGGTCTTACCTGGTGCATAGTCTCCGACGTTCTGGGCTGACACGGTGTAAACGGTGTCAGTCGTTAGATCGGATTCAGTACCCTCGGCCAATTCTGCCTTGAGGGGAATGTTTGTGCCATCGCTGCATACGAGATTTCCGGTGACTGTGTTGGTTGCCATAGGATCACAGCCTCACTCCGATGCCCAGGGGCTTCATCAGGTTCCTGTTGACGTTGCTGATGGGCTTCCGTAGGAGTTTCTTGGCGAATTTGAAGGTCAGACCGATCCCTATTGCCTGGACAGCCATTGCTTGGTAGTTGGCAGTGAAGTTTGCCTGCATCGCATCGAAGCTTGTTCCAGGCTCGCTGATGATTGACTGCAGTGTGAGACCGCCGTTCGTGGTCGCCATCGCAGTTGACCCAACTCCCGCGTCACCAAATCCGAGTAATCCAACCGGGGAATTTCCAAAAACGCCACCAGTGATCGTGGTAGCGTATGCGTAGCTCTCAGCGAGATTGATGAGGCTCATTGTCTTGGGCGATCTTCGGCGTCGTGCTTTCTTTCTGCGTGCCATATCGCGGGTTAAGAATAACCTCGCTAATATAACTTCACTCAATATCGGTCGCGCTGGTGAATTGTCCATCGGGACCGCGTTGTGTTATGTTCGCGTCGAATGTATTCATCTTCTGGTGCGCCATTCCTTGAATTAGTTGAGCAATCGCGCCTTGTATTGGGTTCGGCGGCTCGAATTCTGCTAGTCCGTTAGTCATTAGCTTGTCAACCAGGGCTTGGATCGCCATCGCGAGCTTCTCATCGATGTCCATGAGAGCTTGTTCGAGGTAAATTCTGATCCAGAGGGCAAAACCACCCAAAGAAATCAAGTTAATCAGCATCAAAACGCCCAAAATGAGGGTATCCGGGAGTACCATGTATGTGTACCGGGCGCGTTCCGCCCATATACATACCGTCGAGGGGCGATTTCAGTCAAACTACTAGGTAATCTTGATACCCGGTGGCTAATGTGGACTTGAACAGGTGTGGCGGGAGGTGGTGCTGGCTGATGGGGCGGAGCCCCAGAAGCCAGAGAGATCTTCTGAGCGTTATTATTTAATAATGCTTAAGTACTACTACCCTCTCGCATCAATTGGAGGGCAGGCAGATGGTACATCCCACACCCAAGCGACAGGCGCGTATCAGGCGTCGCCGTATAGCCGCGAAACTGGCTGCCCTCCACAGGTGATAAAGATGACTGAAAAAATGTATAGATGCCTATGTCTTGAAGAAAGATTGCATGCGATGGGATTCACTGGCCCTGCCACAACGAACCTCAAGTGCATGATCTGTGATGGCCCAGAGGTGATTGAATGAAGAAATGCATGTATAGAGATTGCATTCATTGTGGTGGTGTGCATGTGCGTTCCACAGTCAAGGAATTGGAAGCGAGGATTAAGAGGTGTGCTGAATGAAGGAAGTCGATGACACCCCCCTGAAGTTCCATGTAAGCTCTAACCTCGTCCAGTGCCCCTGCTGCAAGCGCATGCTTGGCGTGACATTGACGGAGGTGGAGTGATGAAGGTGAAAGTCCGAATTCAGGGCGACACGTTCCAAGATTGCGAAAGGCTCCGCCAACGTTTCTTGAAAAAGCATCCTGAACTCATACTTGGAAAACCCCGAAAGGGTGCAAATCCCAAATACGAAGGACGTCAAAAATGGGCATCCTATGGTGACTTTCAATACGGCGTGATTCGGAAGAGGCGTTCTTAATGCCCGGAATCTCTGCCAACTTGACACCAGAGGCATACGCTATCTGGGAAACCATACCCAAGAAGGAGAAAGGGAATCCGCTTCGCCCTGGTCGTTCTGCCTTTCTCTCTGAGGCCATCATCAGGAATCGGTCTTTGCGAAAAGAACGGGATCAACTACTCAAGGAGAAGTTCGCCATCGAGGATAAGCTCGAACTCATGACCATATCAAGAGACAAGCTCCAAGAGATCGTACTAGAACGCAGTTCGTGATTTCTTTATATGTGGGACGGGCCAGTTTAGGCCAAAATGACCCTCAAGTGTGGGGCTAGAAGCCCCCGCCGCCGCCGCTGCCTCCATCCTGCTGAAAAGTCCTTGCTGGACCGCCAACTAGGGCAAACCATATCTGTTCCCAGACGTTCACTAGGCCACCAGTGACAGAGGTAGCTCTTTCTTCATACTCCGCGACGTAGGTAGGAGAGTTTCGATAGTTAATCCACGCATTGACTAGATCGTCAAGGGTTTCTATGTTCTGAGTTAGAATGCCAGTGACCTTTCCAGTTAGGAATTCATAGATGATTATGAGAGTGACACAGAATGAAATATCGCTAAGACCCGCGACCACTGGACCCAGTACCTTTCCGGTATTGCCTAGCATATACGCGGTTGTAATGGAGTCGAGCAACTGTCGCTCTTTGTCCTGGAGCCGGATGACATACTCGATGGTCTCTTTCGGTTTGTTCTTCGACATCACAGCACCCCGACGATTGAATCCCACAATGTCTGTCCTAAGCCCATTCCGAGAATCCAGCCGAGTAAAAATGCCATACCATTTTTCTGGAAGATGTCGCGAGCCTTCTCGGTAAGGTCACTCATTCTGGTGCCTCCGGCCAGTTGTCGGCGGCGTCGTTAGCCGACTCGTAGTCTTGAGGTAGATCTCGAAGAGCCTGGCGGTAATCTTTCCACGCCTGAGTTAGGGTGCGGTCCTTCACAGCTCGCCAGTCTGTCTTCGAGAGTGCATAGTCTCTAGCACGACGTACCTGCGTCCAGTTCACATCGAAGGTTTCTACGCCTACAATCTCAGTACCGCGGTAGGTGGTTCGTGTTCTGTTCATGTTCACCAGTCCAAGTTAATCATCGGGCGTTCCTCATCGACCGCGGTGAGGTTCGCAGTCGTCACCGAGCTGGGCAGCGTGTTGTTGCTGCCGGACAAAGCGAGTGCCATGTAGTTGTTAGCGACGTCCTGTGTAGGTCCAAGAGCTGCCTGGCTGTTTCGGTGTACAGTAGAGAGCGTGAACGCCACTGTCGTACTCCTCGTCCAGGCGACGTAATACAGATCACCCCTAGTGGTCGTTATTGTCGACGAGAAACTGGTCTGCCTGATTTCCCCTGTTGAGACGTTCATGTCCATGGTAGCAAAACCCAGGAGATCCTTTGGCAGTCCGTTCTCAGAGTCGTAAATCCCGCATAGATAGTTCACCGAGGATGCACCTGCAGATGTGAGGTTGATACTGAGTCCAGCGACGTCGCCAGAAGCCGGAGCTACGAACGGGCAGAATACTGGCGTCTCGTAGTTGATTGCGTCACTGTCTCCTGGCTCCCCCGATCCCCAGGGGCCGCACTTGGTGATTGAGAAATACTTCGAGGAGGCTGCGGAGAGTACAGCGACCTGCTCCATGCCACCCCCACCAGCGGTGAGGAGCCCATTCCATTCACCTGCAGTGACCAGGCGGGCGAGGTTTACCAGTACCAGTCGACGTAGCTCGTCCTCGTTAGCCTCTTCGACGTTGATCGGGTTGCCTGTAGCCTGGACATTAGCGAAGGTTACATTGTCTAGATCTAGGTTCTGAAGGTTCGTGTAGACCCTAGGCGACTTCTTATTGGCATCTGGTAGCGGCATAATCAACTCCCCAGCAGGCCATTCCACTCTGACTTAACGCAAAGCCGTGCGAGTTGCACGAGTACCAGGCGTCGCAACTCGTCCTCGTTGAGCATCTCGATACTGATAGGGTTCCCAGTTAGAATCATCTCGTCGTCGTCGCCGGCTAGGTTCTCTAGATCTAGGTTCTTCAGTAGCTTGTACACGCGGGGGGATTCTACTGGGGCGTCTGGTAGTGGCATTACGACTTCAACCCCATCATCAGCATAACGAACCCCCAGAAGTTATTCGGGATCTGCACGGCACCTCTGGGGTCAAATGGTCCCGGCCCTGCCCCGTTGCCATTGCCACCGTTGCCGTTGCCGTTGTACCCTGGAAAGTTCTGATAGGGCGAGTCCTGGTAGCCGGGCTTGGGTGCTGCCACCCCTCCATAGCCTGGTAATTGCTGGCTGCCGACCTGGACCAATGCCGACACCTCATCTGCATTGCTTGGAACGTAGCTTGACTATTCTCTCGATGGCGTCAAGGTCTTTGGTTGAAATGAAGTCCCTCATGTAGAGCTTCTTGGCTTTGCTCATGATCTCCGCCAATCTTCGGCGGCCTTGAGCCTTGGTCATTCGTGGCATTCAATCAACCTCATGCGTTAGTCAGGAATTGAGCCTTGTAGTTCAGCGCGACAGGTGTTGAAGCAAAGGAGAACAACGGCTGTTGAACAATCGGACTCGTCGCACTGCAAGAGCCTACGACGTTACCGAGGGCGTCAACAACATAGAAGCCCTGCGTCTCAATCTTGTTGCCGTCCACGGAAGTCCCGTACCACTTCACGATTCGCTGGCCTTGGAGTGTATCTCCAATGGAGTTCGACGTTTGCAGATCAACAAGTTCATTGGTTGCTCCGCCAGTGGGCGTGACTACGAAAATTCTTGAGATTCCGCTCGCAGTGTAGCAAGCCATTGCTGCCTCGCGATCTGCTGCGGTGTTGTTCATGC